CTTCCTGCCGACTTCGATCCTGATCGCCGACGGAGACGGGGCGCTTCTGAACCTCAGCGCTGCGGCCACCACCCCGCAGGATCTCGATCAGGTCAACGCTCTGGCCGAGCACGACGTGACCGGCGCGCTCCTCTTCATCCAAGAGAACGCTTGCGACGAGGGCCAGAAGACCGAGTACCTGTTCCACAAGGTGTCCGTCGCTTCCGAGGGTGACTTGGCTCTCATCGGCGACGAGTTCGTGACTCTCGCCTTCACCGGCGTGGCCGAAGTCAACTCCGGTGTGTCCGACACCAGCAAGGTGTTGACCGTCCGTACCTACGATCAGCAGGCTTGATCGCTAGCTTCGAGCAGTAATCTCAGCGGCCCGGTGAGTCGTGCCCGGGCCGCTTCCTACCAGGAGGCAAACCTGTGGGCTGGAAAGAACGCTTCACCTTTCGCGAACGTCGCTACGTCGAGCACAAGGTCGGCGAGAACACCTTGCGCTTCTACCCGAACCGCTTGGGTCTGTTGACCGAAGCGAAGAACCTGTCGGCCCCCGCGGCCAAGGCCATCGCCGCCCTCTTCGCCGACGAGTCCCGCGACACCAAGAGCAACGTCAAGCGCACCAAGGACGGCGGGGAGTTCTACATCGAGGACATCACCACCGATGCCTTGACCCCCGAGATGGCTCAGCACCGCCAGCGCGAGAAGGACCGCGCCATCGCAGTTCTCTTCGACTCCGTGTGCGACATGCGCAACCGCAACCTCATCGGCCTGCTGTTGATGGATAGTCTGCGCGACGAGTTCCCCTACAAGATCGACCGCCCCATCGCGGAGGTCGAAGCGTTCCTGTACGGCGACGGCAGCGACACCTACACCGGCCTGGACATCCCTCTGCTGATCGAACTGGTGCGCGGCTGGCTGAAGGGCAACGCACAGGTCTTCGGTGCCTCGGGGGAATCCATGGTCGGGCTCGTAAAGGCAAAGCTAGAGTCCCTGCGCGACTCCCGCTTGGCGAAGAAGGAGCCGGAGGGCATGAGCCCGACCAGTGGCGAGCCCTCCAAGACGCCTTCGTCGCTGCAGTTGGTGCAGGATTCTCCGCTGAGTACCTAGACCGCCTCGATCTGCTGCAGTTCAACGCCTTGATGGAGAGCATCAACAAGCACCAAGCACAGCAGCGCATCGCGTACATCTATGACACCGCCAACGCCGCACAAGCCACCAGCAAGGACATCAACGAGCACGCCAAGAAGATTCGCAAGGCCGCAGGACTCAAGCAGGTAGCCGGCGACTCCAAGCAGTTCATGAGGGACATCGGGAGCATTTGAGATGGTCGATCGCGGAGGGTTGAACTACCCGATCAGGGTCCGAGACGAGTTCTCGGCAACCACCGCGCTGTTCCGCGAGGAGCTGCGCAGCGCCAAGGCGGCGTTCCGCGATTTCCAGGCCGATCTGAAGACTCAGCGCGGCTCGGCACGCGCTCTGCGGGACACGGCTGCAGCCGCCCGCGACCTGGCCAAGGCACAGCAAGAGCAGGCCCGGGCATCGCGGGCGGCGCAGAAGCCGTTGACGGAAGAGGAGAAGCTGCAGCGCGAGCTGGCTCTGCGGGCCAAAGAACGCGCAGTCATCGAGCGCGAGGGTGCCCGCATCAGTGCCAGGCAGAATGCTGACGCCCGCCGGGAGGCGGCTGCTCGCCGTGCTGCCATCCGTGCGGAGGAGCAGGATCTGAAGCGACAGCAACAGGCCATCGCAGCTGTGGCCCGCGCCGAGCAGCAGCGCCAACGCCTGACCGCCCGGCTGATCGCGGCCGAGCGCTCGGACCGTGAAAAGGCCGATCGCCTCAATGCCGAGGTACAGGCCCAGCGCCGGATCACGCGCGAGTTGTTCCAACAGCAGGTAGCACTGGCACAGATCCAACAGCTGCGCACCAAAGCCCGAGGGCAGTTTGCGGGCGGTGATGTCATCGGCGGACGGGACACGATTCGCCGCGCACGCGAACTGGAGCAGTCACTCAACGGCTCGGCCAACGCCGGCAGTCGGCTACTCTTCACCTTCCGCCGGTTGATCGGCGTCCTGGCCATCTTCACGTTGGCGCGGCGCGGCGTGCAACTGTTCCAGGACTTGGTCAGCGCCGGCATCCGGTTCAACGACACGATCGAGGCCAGCACCACCGGCATCGCCGGTCTGGTGGCCACCCTGGGCGACGTGCGCAACAGCTTCGGCGACTCGGTGGACAGTACCGAGGAGTTGAACCTGGCCTTGGGCATCGCCCGGGATCAAGTGAAGAAGCTGCGCCAGGATTCGCTGCGCACGGTGGCGACGTTCGAGGAGTTGCTCGACACGTTCCAGGTTGCCGTCGGCCCCGGCCTTGCCGCCGGACTGGATCTCGACGAGATCCGCAAGCTGACGGTCGACATCAGCCAGGCCGCCTCGGCGCTCGGCGTGCCGCAGAACCAACTGGCCGAGGAAGTTCGCTCGCTGTTGTCGGGCACCATCCAGGCCCGCACGACCCGCATCGCCACGGCCCTCGGCATCACCAACGCCGACATCCGCCGGCTGCGCGAGACCGGCGAGCTGTTCGACTTCCTGGAAGAGCGCTTCTCCGGCTTCGCTGCAGCGGCCGAGAGGCAAGCTCGCACTACTCTCAGCGGTATCCGCCAGCTGGTCACTGGCGCGACTCAGGAGCTGCTGGGCAATGCTGCGCAGCCCTTGTTCGAAGAACTGCTGGATCTCGGCAACGAGTTCTTCGACGACGTGTTGACCATCACCGATGCGGCCGGCAACATCAAGCCCAACCCCGAAGCGGTCGCCGCCTTCCGCACGTTGTTCGAGGCGCTGCGTGACGGCGTGCAATCTGCCCGCGAACTTGCCGAGGAGTTTGGCTTCGAGGGCCTTCAGAACCTGGTGAGGTCCATCGCCACCGGCCTGAACGTGGCGATCCAGGCCGGTATCGGCGCAGCGCGGGTGTTCGGCGCGGCCTTCAACGCCCTGGCCTTCATCGTGCGCGAAGTCACCGATCTGCTGGGCCTGAGCGCACGAGCGGTGGGAGGGATCGCCGCTGCGATCGGCATCGCGCTGTCCAGTGTCGTCCTGTTTCGCACGGCCACCAAGTTGCTGGGGATCGAGTGGGCGAAGGTTCTCTCGCTCATCAAGTCGATCCCGCCTGCAATCACCCGTTCGCTCTTCCTTGTCGGAGCATTCGTGGCTGCCCTGGGCCTGCTCACCAAAGGCTTCGAGCTGATCGCCGAGAAGATTTTCGGGGTCGAACTGAGTCTCGGGGACACCGTTCGGCTGGTTGGACGGGGCCTGCAGGGAGCCTTCTTCAAGGTGGTCGAAGTCGTCAGCGTTCTTGGCGAGACGATCAGCAATGCGATCGGCGGTGCCCTCGATAAGGTCATCGCCGAGTCGATTGACAAGGCCAAGCGTGGCCGAGCAATCATCGCGTCTCTCTTTGGTGACGCTGAAACTGCCGAGCGGCTCGCAGACGAGCAGCTTAAGGACGAGTTGGCTTCGGATATTGCCCGAGCCAAACGCCGCGAGGAGTCCGAGGAAAGGATCGGCCTGATCCGCCGCACGTTCGCAGCGAAGCAGTTGGAGATCGAGAACGAGATCGCGGCGATCATCGGCGAGGCTGCCAAAGAAGATACGCGCGGAGCCGGCTTCGATCCTAACTTCGATGCTGCCAAGGCCGCGGAAGATGCTGTCCGGGCTGCGCAGACCTTCGTGTCGACGGCCGACAAGCCGATCAACGAACTGGCCGAGTCGCTGTTCGAGGTCAACAAGGAGATCGAGAAGTCCCGAATCCAGTTCGACCTTGCGACGAAATCGGCCGGCGTCGGCGGTTTCGGCGGGCAAGTAGAGTCGAACTTCAACCAGCAAGAGGTCGAGTCGGCTGAGAGGTTGCTGCAGATCCGCTCTGAGCTGGCCAAGACCGGCCAGCAGATCGACAAGCTGATCTCTGACGGAGTCCAGAAGAAGGAAGAGGGCGAACTGCTCTCGCTGCTGCGGGACGAGGAAGACCTGCGCGAGGCGATCAACCTTGCAGTGGTCGACGCCAACCGACTGGCGCTCACTCGCTCGGCGACCGAGGCTGCCACCCTCCTCCCAACACTCCGACAGGAGAACCAACTCCTGCAGGCGCAGGTAGCGTCCGAGCGCGCCGTGACCGCGGCGCAGGTTGCCCGGCTGGGGCCGCAGCAACAGGCCCTGATCGCGGCACAGGCCGCCGTGGGGGTCGCCGAGGCCGAGCGGAACATTGCTCGCCAGACCGCCGACGCAGAGATCCGCGCGCTGCAGGCCCGCATCAGTGCGGCGCCGGCCGGCGCCGAGGCGGCTGCCCTGCAGGCCGTGCTGGAGCAGCTCACGACTCGCCGGGACCTGGAGCAAGAGATCCTGGACCTGCGGATCCAGCAGTTGGAGGCCGCCAAGCGCGAGGCCGAGCTGGTCGCCAACGGCAGCCTGACGCAGGGCTTGAGAGAGGGCTTCAAGCAGTTCGCAGAGGAGTTCTCCTCCACCTTCCAGGCCGGCGTGGAGATCACCAAGCAGTCCACGGCCGCGCTGGCGAGCTTCATCAGCCAGAGCATCGTGGACGCCTTCGACCCCACCAAGGACCAGACCCTGCTGGAGAGCTTCGCCCGCTTCATGCAGCAGGTCGCGCAGATCATCCTGAACCAGCTGATCCAGTTGGCCATCGCGAAGGCCATCCTGCGCCTCGGGTTCAGCGAGGGCGGCGAGGTCCCGGCGAGCTTCAGGCACGGCGGCGAGGTCAAGCGCACCGGCCGGCGGGCCAGCGGCGCCCACGCCCACGCGCAGGGCCTGGCGGCCGGCGGGCGGCCGGCGGGGATCTCGCCGCTCGACACCGTGCCGGCGTGGCTGCGGCCCGGGGAGTTCGTGTTCTCCAAGGAGGCAGTCGACTCCTTGGGATTGGGCACCCTCGAAGCCATGAACAAGGGAAACTTTCCCGTCACAGCGAGTTCCAGCGCGCAGGCAGCAGCTCCCAAGATGGGAATGCGCACTGGCGGGCTGGTCGCCGATAGGCTAGAAACGGCACGATCGGCCGGCGGCCAGGAGGGCGGCGCGACCGTCACCGTGGTGCCGGCCGTGGTCGCTCGCGACCGAGAGATGGATCAGCTCGCCGCGGGCGGGCGCAACGCACTGCTGGCATTCATGCGAGAGAACGGTGGCAGCATCAACGCCATCCTCGATCGCAGCGTAGCACGGAGATAACCATGGCCTGTGTATGGATCGAGGGCTTCGAGACTCACTTGAACGCCTCGCAACAGGCGCGCAAGTACGCCAGCGTGAGCGGCTCGACGATCTCTCAGCCAGGCCGCGTGTTCGGCACGGCCGGCGGCCCGTTATCTTGGGTCGCGGTGACGCCGTCGTTCGGCACCGACAACACGATGATCGTAGGCTTCGGCTTCCGCTTCAATGCGCATAGCACGTTGCTGAACACCGGCAGCCAGGGGCTGTACTTCGAGCGCGGCGTTGACGAACAGGCCCACGTCGAGTTCGAGAGCACCAGCGGTCTAGGGGTGCGCTTCCACATCAAGAGGGGCGCGACCACCATCGCCACGTCCAGCTACACCGACTTTGCGGTGTGGCACTATGTAGAGGTCAAGCTGGTGCTGCGCACCGGGGTCAACGGCTCCTACGAGTTGCGCATCAACGGCGTGACGGACATTTCTGGCTCCGGCGTCGACCTGGCCGACAGCGGCGTTGACGGGGCAGATATCCATGCCTGGCGCTTCAGTGCCAACGTCAGCACGATCCTGCGCCTCGATGATATGTACGTGCTCAACGGCACGGGGGCAGTGAACAATGACTTCCTCAGTCCGTCCATCGTCGAAGGCAAGGTCCCCAACGCCAACGGCACCACGATCCAGTGGACGAACAACGGCACTGGCGACAGTTTCACGTCGGTGGACGATGCCTTCGATCAGGCACCCGACGATGTTGGTGCTGGAGGCACGGTCGGCTCGGACACCAACGGCCAGAAGGATACCTACAACTTCGAGGATCTCACGCAGATCACTGGCACGATCCATGCCGTGCAACTGGGCATCCAACTTGGCATGGCTGCGGCCGGCACGCGCACCGTGAAGACCAAGTATCGCGATCCCAGCACGACCGAGGCGGACGGCGACTCACACGTCGTGAACAGCACGACCTTCGACGAGTTCACGCAGGTCTTCCAGGAGAACCCCGTGTCGGCCGCGCCCTGGGATGTGGCGGACATCGACGGTGGGCAGTTCGGCATGGAGGTCGTCAGCTAATGGCCCTCAAATGGCTCGAAGGCTTCGACGCCTCGATCAACACCACTCACTTGGCGCGAACCTACAACACGATGACCGGCACCATCACACAGGCGGCTGGGGCCAGTGAGACCGGAGGCGTGGCGATCACGTCCGACGATGCCTTGTTCACCACCAAGCCGTTCTCCTCGGTGGAGAACACTTGGATCATCGGCCTGGCCTTCCGCTCGCACGACGACGACAAGATCAACAATCCCGACATCCCGTATGTTGCCATGCGGAACGGGGATGGCGAACAGATCCGGTTCGAGTTCTTCGAAGAGTTGAAGAGCAAGCCCGGCGGCAACCTGTACCGCATCCGCGTCATGCGGGGAGCTGTTGAGCTTGCCACGTCCGTCGAAGGCTTCTTCATTGCCGACAACAGCCCCTCTCTCTGGGTGTTCTTCGAGTTCAAGGTCACGATCGACAATGCGACGGGCGAGTTCTCCGGGCAGTATCAGTTCACGCAGAAGCCCTCTATCAGCGACGTGCCGATCGCCTTGACCTGGGATGCAGCCAACACCGGCGTGGATACCCAGAACCAGGCCACCACGGGCGCTGACCGCTTCTCCTTGTCGATGATTACCGGCAACTCGGTGACGGAGGTTGCGGTCGACGACATCTATGTGTGCGACAGCACCGGCACGAAGAACAACGACTTCCTCGGCAAGATCCTGATCGAGGAACAGAAGCCCCTGGCTGCTGGCGCCACCGACGAGTGGGTGTTGGCCGACGCCGCCACCCTGAACGAGGCTTGGGACGAGACGATCAGCGAGGCTGACGACGATCCCCGCGTCACTAGCCAGGTCCCCACCGACATCACGCTAGCCACGGTGGACCCTCTAGTGGCCCTGATCGCACCCGGCACGACCATCATCGGTGTGCGCCATGACATCGTCGCCCGCATGGAAACGACAGGGGACTTGGACATCGCGCATTTCTTCCGGAAGACTACCGGCACTCCCGCGGAGACGGACGCCGGCACCGCCCTGAACGTCGACAGCACCACCTACGAGGCGTCTGCGGCGGTGCTAGAGGACGACCCCAACACCCTCACGGACTGGGATATCGCTGATCTCAACTCCTACCAGTACGGCGTGCGGAACGACGGCTGATGGTCGCCGTAAACACATCACGGCTGAACATCGAGATCCTCGGCGACGAGGGCACGGTGTGCGACGTTACTCGCGAGGACGTGCAGGTCGGCGCCAACATGGATGGCACCGAAGAAGTTCGCACGTCACGCTTGTCGATCGAAGTGCTAGGGGAGGATCCCAAACAGGCCGGCGTCACCCGCGAAGACGTGCAGGTAGCCGGGGAGTTCGACGGCACCGACGAAGTGCAAACCTCGCGGCTCTCGATCGAGGTTCTGGCCGAGGAGGTCGCGCAGGCCGGCGTCACACGCGAGGACGTAATGGTCGCTGGGCAGTTCGATGCCACGGGCGCTGAGATCCAGTGCTCGCGGGTATCGATCGAGGTGCTGGCCCGTCAAGGCTCCGCTGGCCCGGTCGACCCTCTGGCCCTGCCTGACGATGCCCATGTGTTCCTGCACAACTGGGCTACGCAAGCCAAGATGACCAGCTCGTTCCGCACCAGCGTGGTTCACTCGCCTGACTCCGGCGCGGACTCTCGCCGCGGGCTGACCTTGAAGCCCTTCCGCACGCTGGACCTGGAGTGGATGATCTGCGCCCACATCGATCTTGCACGGCTGGAGCGAATCGAGGTCGCGCTGCGCCGGCTGACCGATCAGCGCTTCCCCGTGCCCATCTACATGGATCAGCGTGAACTGGATGCGGCCTATGATGCAGCCGACTCGACGATTGTCGTCGACACCACCAAGGCACGCTTCTTTCTCGGCCAGCGCGTGGCAATCGTGCAGGTCGACAAGGATTTCGTGCCGGTCTCATTCTCATTCCACATCATCGAAGGGAAGAGCAACAACAGCCTGACGTTCGAAGATCCACTCGGGGTCGACGTGGCCGCCGGCTCGCTGGTCTTCCCGATGATGGACTGCGAGGTCATCCTGGAGGTAGAGGCCAACTACCAGACCGCGCGGGTGCCCGTCGTGAAGATCACGATGGCCGAGGCCCCGGGCGCCTCTCAGTTGCCGCCGCTACGCTCTGACAACCCCACGGGCGCCGAGATTTATAACGGCCGCCCGATTTGGTACGAAGAGCCTGACTGGGTGCAGGGGATCACGAAGGGAAGGTCGCGCTACGGCGATCGTTCAGACGCCGGCCGCGCCGACTTCGTGAACGCCGAGGGCGACCGAAGCCGCCAGGTCCATAAGTACGTGCTCACCGGCAAGCGCGACGAGATGTGGAACGTCTTGGAGTTCTTCGAGACCCGTCGCGGGCGCCTGCGCAGCTTCTGGCACATCGACCAGGATCAATACTTCGAAACCGTCGACATCGACCCAACCGGCACCTTCATCAGCGTGGCGGAGATCGGCGACCTGGCCGACTTTCAGGAAGAGTTCGAGCACGTCGGGATCATCATGAACGACGGCATGGTCTACGTGCGCGAAGCCGTCACGATCGATCAGGTATTGACGGTTTTCCGCATCACGATGGACGACCCGATCGACATCAATTTGGATCCTGCGGACGTGGCGCGCATTGCGCGAGCCCGATTGAGCAGGTTCGAGAGTGACGCCTTCACCGAGACCTGGCAGCACACCAACTACATGAACTGTGGGGTCGAGATCATCGAAGTGCTGAACGAAGAAGATTTCCCCACCACCTAGGAGGCAACCGATGGTGAGAGCAGACGCAAGACCGGAGAAAGAGAGCTTTCTCCTCGTGACGTTCAACTACGGGGACGGGGCCGCTACTCAGGCGAAGTACACCGACTGGGATCAGTCATTTCTGGGCCACACTCCCGAGCCCCGCATGTCTGTGCAACTTGCCGACAACGAAGCCACGTTCGACAAGCGAGAAACCCGCATCATTCTGCCCGTCGATGATTTCACCGGCCGCGCTGGTGACGGCACCCCCCACTCTCCCATGTTCGTGAAGATCGAGGAGTTGACTCAGGGCCTGTTCGCTGGCGATCAGTCGGCGCTGAAGGTTCTGTTCCGCGGCCGAGTCATCAGAACTACCAAGAACTTCCAGGGAAAGCGCAATCAAGTAGCTTTCTTCGCCCTGACCCAGAAGTCTCGCCTGGACGTTTCCATGGGCATTCCTTGCAATCACCATTGCGCGTGGACCTTGTTCCACGGCGGTTGCGGGGTGGACGAAGATGACTTCGACGTTCTCACCGAGATCGACTCGGTAGACGGACAGGAAGTGACTATCACTGACGTGGCGATCACCGGCCCCGGCACGGCCGATCCCCGATACTGGAAGCGCGGCTACCTGGAGAAGGACGGCCTGCGCGTAGGCATCCGTGATTACGACGGTTCGGTCGATCCCACGAAGCTCTTCATGGTTCGGCGTGTGCCGACTGACTGGATCGGCGGCAGCAGCGACATCCGTGCCGTTCCAGGTTGCGACAAGACGATCGAAACCTGCCGCGCACGGTTCGATGCGGAGGAGTTCTTCATGGGGCCTGGCTATGCCATCCCCTCCTACCAGCCAAACCTGGAGAGCCCAACGTGAGCGCCCGCGTCTACGGGCCTGCGATGGTCTGGCAGCCGATCCCTGGTGGCCAGGACATCATGTGGAGCCTCAGTTGCGCGTTAACGGCCTGGCGCGGCACCCCCTACGAATCCGGCCAGAGCTTCAAGCAGCTGGGTGCCGACTGCATCGGGGCGGTATTCGGAGTCATCGACGAATTGGACGGGCGCTTTCGTGCGCGCAAGGCGGGCATGCCAGCGGACACATCCATGCACAGCCGAGCAAAGGCCATCGCTGCGGTGCGCGAGCTTGCGCGCCGCTACACTCCCTGCAGCAAGGTAGAGCCCGTGAATGGCCAGTACCTGGTTGAGCCCGGGGACATCGTCGTCACCGGACCGCCCGGCGGCGGCCCAGGCCACGTCGAGCTGGTCGGCGCAAGCAAGAACGAGCTGTGGCATGCAGTGAAAGGCTCCGGCTTCCATCAGGGCGGGTGGGGCCTTCTCGACGTGCAGATTCTCTTCGCGGTCTACCGACTCGGGGACAAAGAAAGGTGGGCACGATGAAGAAGCCTACTTTCAGGATTTCAGGTGCAGCCGCTTTGCTGATCCTGGTAGTCAGCAGCATGCCTCAAGCCGCACCAAGAGATGGCGAGCAGCAGGCATGGATCCAATTGGCTTTGCTGGTTCTCTCAATCGGTTTGAGCATCCTGGCGGGCCATCTACTGGCCAAGAAGAGCGATTCCCCGATCCGAAGCGACAGCCCGACCACTTTGTCGTCGCGAGGGTCCTTCACCCCTTGGTTCGTTGGCATCCGACGCATTGGTCCGGTCTTCTGCTGGGCGGGTGAACGAGAGACGCGCGAAGAAGATGTCGGGGGCGGGGGGAAGGGAGTCGGAGGCGGGGGAGGCGAGGTGGACATCTTCTACGAGTCCGCCTGGCATGCCTTGGGTGTTGGGCCAGTGACGACTCTGTATCAAATCATCCAGAGCGGCAAAGTCATTTTCAATGGCCCTATCACCAACGAGTCGCACCCCAGCGGTTCCACCGTCGACCTGGGCCAAGAGGGCTCGTTCTCCATCTACTGGGGTGAGGTCGATCAACCGATCAACACCTTCCTGGGCGATGCGGCTCGCGTGACGATCAGCAGCCGATGGCCACATCTCTGCTACGTGGTGTGGAACAAGAAGCGCCTGAGCGCCTCGCCGGTGTGGCCACTGCTGGACTACGTCGTCGAGCGCCGGCCCTCACAGGCCGTTCTGACCGGATCGCAGGGCTGGTACGAGCCTGGCATCACTCTGTCTGGTGAATCCTTCGCCGTGATTGGCTTCTTGTCTAGTTCAGATGAGGATGTGGGCAACCTGAGCGTTGAAGGCGATCAAACCTCGAAGTTCAAGCCCAACCAGTTTATCGAGATCACAGGCAATGGCCTGCCTGACGGCACCTACCAAGTGCTGCGCAGCGAGGTCGAAGTTATAGGGTTTTTTAGTTTCACCTTTATCTTCTTGCAAGGAGGAACCCTGGGGGCAGACGATCAGGGCACTTTGGAACCCTACCTGAATGATGATACGAATGGCGCCAACATCGCCCATGTGATTGCAGAGGTGCTCTTCGCCGACTTTCCGCAGGGCTTGCAGATCGACCCCAACCACGTCGTGGAACGCTGGGATACCGCCTCCCTGGAAGAACTGGGAGAGGAGGCAGAAACCGACGAATGGCGCTCAAGCGTACTAGGTCAGGAGGGGGAGACTGCAGAAGCCCTCCTAGGTTCGATGCTGCAGGACCACGGCGTCATGCTGCCAATCGACACCGATACCGGCAACTTGCTGTTTCATCGCGTGAGATTCCCAACGGGAACTTTGCCGGCCCTTTCCGCCGACATCTACGCAGACAAACTGCCAGAGATCGAGACTATCCATGGCGAACAGCCGGTCGACATGCTGATCTACACTTTCAGCGACCGTTCACGTTCGTTCGTGGACATGACGATTGCCCTCTCGGAAGACGGGCAGGCATCGTACATGGAACACCAACGGGCACGAAAAGTGCCTCTGGTCTCCACCGTACAGTTCTCTACCGCTGCAAAGCTATCTGAGCTTCGCTCTCCAGAGGAGTTGGCATTCGGGGCCGTGTTTCGAATCGACGCCGGTCGCGAGGCGCGGGACTTGATCCCTGGCGATGCGATCACCGCAGAGGGCTTTGAAGAGGTTCTGCGTGTAACCGCAGTATCAGTCGATCCTCTGTCAGAGCGTGTCGAGTTGCAGGTCGTGCCCGACTTCTATGGAGCCCGCAAGAGCAACTTCATCACCGGCGATGGTGGCGATCCCCCCGAACTGCTTGATCCTGAACAGGACGAAGCCTTTGCCTTCATCGAAGTTCCGGAGGTAGTGCTGGGCGGGTTTCCGCTATCTCAAGCCATCTTGATCCCGCGCATTCGGGCGCATTCTCAGATCACCTTCGCTTCTCTCTGGCTGAGCCGGGACAACGTGACCTACACTTTGTGGGGCAACGATCGACTGGTTCAGACCGGCGGTTCACTACTCGACGAGATGGCGGCCGACGGTCCCAACTACATCGACGAAGGAGCCGAGTACAGCGAGCTGGGACCAGACAACAGCAGTTTGACACAGGATCTCTCGGCCGATCTGACGAACTGGGGCCTGGGCCGGCAGTTGTGCGTCATCGTCGGCGACGGCGTGGAAATCTGCTTCCTGCAGAAGGCCACCATCACCGGCGCTGGAGTCCGCCGACTGGACGGCCTGGCTCGCGCCCGCTATCACACGCGCAAGGGCAACCACCAGCCCGGCGCAACGGTCTTCATCTTCGACCGCGATGCGATCACGCCAGTGCAGGATGCTTTGCTGGAACCCGGCGAGGATCTGTACGTCAAGACCCAACCAGGCACCAGCGCGGGTCAAGTGAACTTGTCAGGGGTGCCGCCGTACTTCGACGTGCTGTACGGCTACGGCCAGGTGCCGATCCAGCCCGACTACATGTACGTCGAGGCTCCGGCGCTCAGCGTGCCTGCGTACCGAACCGGCGATGACATCACCGTGTCGTGGGCGCTGTCGACCGGCTCGATTGGCACCGGCGCCGGGTTCCAGTCCTCCGGCGTGGAACTGGCCGATCCAGAGATCCCTGGCACTGTACGCATCCAGTTCCTGACCACGGGTGATGTGGTCGAATTGACCCGCACTCGTGATGCCGATCAGGTGAACTTCACTCTCACGAATGCCGAGTTGATCGCTGCGTTCGGCTCAGAACCAACTGCGTTCAAGGTGCGGATCACTCACATCGCGAATGGCCGCTCCTCCGCTGTTTCCCCGTCCCTCACCATCACCAAGGTAGCATAGGAGGCACCTCATGGCACGACCGCTGAAGCTCGACATCGATTCTGGAGTCCAGGGTTGGGACGCCAAGGTCGACACGAACGACGAAGTTCTGTTCAATGCGCCGATCCCGATCCACGAGGATGCGACGATCACCTCTCTGCCCGATCTGCAGACCGACTTTCCTGCTGCGGAGTACGATCGCTGCTTCATCTGGATCAACCTGACCACCTACGGCATGACCTTGTGCTACTCGAACGGCACCGCCTGGCTGGTTTTCGGGGAGGAGAAGCAGCAGGAGGCCGCGCTGACCCTGACCACGACTCAGCTCATCACCGACCAGTTCGTCCACTACACCGGCGCGGGCGCGGTCGACTACGACTTCTTGGCGGCTGCCTCCTGGGCCGGCAAGTCGGTCACGGTGCGCAACGATGCCTCGCTGGCTATCAACCTGGACCCCAGCGGCGCCGAGCAGATCAACGGCGGTGGCGCCGGTGTGCCGCTCTCCCTGGCCGTGGGAGAGACAGCCCGCGTCTACTCGAACGGCACGGCTCTGTTCGCCGGCATCATGTCCTGAGCGGCAGCCCTTGGCTGCCAGAGAAGGCCCGCCCGGGGGATTGCCTCCCTCCCGGCGCGGGCCTTCTCCTTTCCCGAACGGGAACGGACGGCTCCCGATTCAGCCGAAATCGACCGACGATGGCCCAGAATTGCCCGATCGGGAAGCCTCAGTCGCCCGCTGACGCGGTCAGTTCGGCCATGACGACCCGATAGGCTCGCGCGTAGGCAACGCCCCACAGCGGCCCGTGGCCGCCGTAGACGGGGTCTTCGGAGGCATCCCACACCATCGCGTGCGCCCACTCGTGGATCAGGGTGTCCAGGACGCCCTGCATGGGCTGCCGACCCTCGATCGCGATCTCGTACTGGCCTGCCCAGTGCGTGCGGCCGTAGTAGCCTTCCAGCGGCTGTACCTGGACCCTGACCGGCGCGTTGAGGGGGCAATGCTCCATGAGGGCTTCGCAGGCCCGCTGAAACAGCGCCGGCTCGAACCCGGCAGGCGCCTCGGCGGTTTCCTGAGCGACGGTGAGGGCGGGAGTGGACACGCAGCCGCCCATGAGGAGGGCGGCCAGGACGGCCGGCAGTAGCGCGCGCATCGGAGGGCTCCGGGCGGAAGAGGACGACTCCTGGAGCATACCCCGAGACCTGCCGGCGATCAAGCAGGGATTTCTCAGCGCTTTCGGAGCGCCTTGCTCCCGACGATGTGCCGGCGGGGCGATGCCCTCACCATCTTGCCTTCGTCGCCCAAGTGCGGGTAGAAGGCCATCACAACCGCGTCGGCGCGGTCCGGCGACTCGGTGATTTCCATTCGCTTCCGCCACTCGTCCTTCGACTCGACCTTCAGCTTGCCCTTCCGGTCCGTGTAATACTGGCGGGTCGACAACTGCTGCAGCAGCCGCGGGTCGTTGGGCAGGCGCACGATGTGCTCGCGCGTGAGGTTGCGGAGCGACCACCACGCCTCGCTGTACAGGTCGCTGAACATCGACGAGTCGTGCGCGCGGGCCTGCGTGTGGAACTCCAGGACGTTCTTGCCGCCCTCGTGGAACGAGTGGACGACGCCCTGGCCCATGCCGCCCGCGTCCGGGATGTACCAGCAGTCGCTGTTCGCCCACCCCGCGTCGTGCTGCAGGCGGAAAGCGTAGTCGGTCACACTGATAGGCTCGGTCTTCACGAACGTGCGGAAGTCCACGATGGCCAGGCCGCTGCGCCGCGCCACAACCGACTCGTCGCCGCCGAAGCGCGCGTAGTCCAGCCCGATCGCGCGGTTCACGGGCAGCAGGTCGGTGATGCCGGCGCAGCCCAGCAGGTCGGTGCGCGTGCAAATGGTCAGGTCGCGCAGCGACATCACGTTGTTCGGGTCCTCGTGCGGGAACTCGCCAAGCACGCGGATGCGGTATACGTCGCTGTCGCGGCCGTGCTCCTGTTCGAGTTGCCGGTTGCGGGTCGGGGACAGGATGTGCGGGTAGTCACGCGCCGTGTCCTCGGCGTTCCACACCAGCCGGTGCCACGCTGCGGCCTGACTGGTGAAGAACTCGTAGAACGCGCAGGAGGTCGTGTTGGGGTTGCCGATTGCGAGGAAGAAAGCATCCGGGTTGGACAGCGTTCCCTTGATGGTGTCCATGATCTTCGCGGACACGCCGGACGCTTCGTCCGCGATGAACGTGAGCCGCTTCTCGTGGATGCCCTGCAGGTTCTCGGGCCGCGTTGCCGTGGCGGTGCGGATGCCCCACATCTTCGACCCGTTGATCTCAACCTTGGTGCCGTAACACTGCACCATTCGCTGCATCAGCGGGTGCGCATCCTTCACCAGGCGCGAGCACTCGTCGATCCACTGCTTGCACTGCCGCATCGACGGCGAAGTGACGATCGTCAGAGCGTTTTCATAGCGCATGCAGCGCCACAGGGCCACGATCACGCTGCCGGCGGTTTTTCCAGGCCCCTGGCCGCTCCGAACGGCAGCGCGCTTCAGGCGCTTCTCCTCCGGCAGCCAACTTTCCAGCTGCACGATGTTGAAAAGCTCTTCCTGCTGCCAGGTGTAGTCGAAGTTCATCGCCTCGCGCGCAAAGACGCGAATGTCACGCCTCCAGCGGCCGTACAGGGGCTCGATATGGCGTGCGAAGCGGCTCATCGTGTCACCAAACGCGGATCGCGCGCACGTCCTCCCGTTTGAAGTGCTGTTCGAGTCGCCAGCGGGTGTCCACGAAGTCGACATCGCGCGAACTGCAGCCCAGCAGCACCAGCGTGGTGTCCCCGATGGCCAATTTGGTGGCCCATTCTGGCCTATTCGGCATGACTTTCAGCCGATGCCCTGGGTCAGTGCTGATCTGCAGGTGGTCCCACGCCGGCCAATGACAAACCGAGGCAAGCGCACGGTCGATTCGTGCGGTCGTGTCGTACAGAAAGCCCATGAGCTTGCCGGTCAGGTCGGTTTCCGACGCCGCGACCAGCACTTGGGAGCCCGGCACGAGCAGCAGATGAGTCAGAACGGCGATCCCCACGCCGCCGATTACCTTGCGGTCGGGCTGCGTCTGGAGATCCAGAGGACTTTCGCCAGCCTCGAAGCGCTCGAAGGCGTCTCGCTGCGTTGGATTCGGACGCAGACCTAGGCAAGAGCACAGATCCGCACTGTTTCTGAGGCGGAAGCTCACGAACCGTCATCCTGTTCTTCGTCGCGCTCGCCCAGCCTGTCCCTCAGTTGGCCGTTCTCGGCCTCCAAGTGGGCCATCTCGGCGCGCATGTTGCCCATCCGCCGCTGCAGCGAGGATACGACGCGCTCCAACTCGCGGATTCGATCCAGCATCACCTCACGGAAGTCCTTGTTGGCCAGCCGGCGGTTCTCCAGAACCGCTCGAAGGTAGTGGACGCCGCCAGCGCCCATCACCAGGGTGAGCACGTACTTCAACCACTCGGGCATGTAGTCGTTCGGCAGTTCCATGGCGCCTACTTTGCCGCGACCGGCCGAAGGACAGAATCCAGCAGCGCGCGCAGGCGCGCGGTGCTCTCCAGGTAGATGTCACGCTGCAGCAGCCCGAGCGAGGCGTCGGCGCCCACGTAGGCGTCGTGCCGCGCCATCACCGGCTGCAGGGCCGCATCCAGCGCCAGCGCGCTGACTTCGGGCAGCGAGATCAGCATCTCGACCCGGGAGGACTCCTCCAAGAAGTCATCTCGGTCCGAGCCGAAGAGGGCAGAATCGCCCTGCACGTAGGAATCGTGACGATCCACGACCCGCTGCGCGGTGCTAGCGACCGGCGGATCGACGACCAACACGTAGGGAGAGCTGCACGCCGCGACGGCGAGGGACAGCGCGAGGATCAGGGTCTTCATTTGGATGGCTCCTACAGGGCGGGCGGAGCGCCCGAGACGTTGAGTTGGGTCAGGCCGTTGCCGACCACGTTGAACACTTGGGACAGCGAGAACTCAGTCAGGCGCGCAGCTTCCACCTTCACGCCGAAGTCCCTCAGCACCTTCTTGGTCTCGCGAGTCAAGAGGCGGTTGATCTCGGCGAGGTCTTCCTGGATCTCGTCGAACGTGCGCGTCACAATAGCGTTGCGGATCGCAGTCTGCAGCACGTCGTCCAGGCTGGCTTCCGCGTCGAAGTTGTCGACCAGGAAGATGTGGATGTCCTCGACGGAGTAGATCACCAGCCCCGATGCGTAGACAGGCTTATGGTCCTTCGTCATCAGGGCCTGGCCCTGCGCGTTGAGCACTTGTCGGCACACCGGCGCCACGACTACCTCGGTCGTCGCCGGCCAGTACCAGCGGATGCCGGGTTCGAGCACCTTCGTGCGCCCGCCGGGCAGGTACTTGACGCCCTTTTCGTTCGCGCGCACGAGATCCCAGCGCGGCAGGAACCTGCCGAGCCACTCGAAGATGGCGCCGATCCAGCCAAGGGCTGCCTCCACGGATCATTCCTCCTTGGGCACTTCCGGGGTGACTTCCTGGGCGACTTCCGGGGTCGACTCTGGCTGTGACTCTGGCTGTTCGTCGAACGCCTCGACGACGCCCTGCATCACTTCGTCGATCAGGCCCTTGTCCAGGCCGGTGGCGCGGACAAGGAGGATGCTCGCCACAGCGGCGAGTGCCAGCATCAGTCGGCGGTATCGCTTCTTCATTTCAGACCTCCCTGAAAAACAGCCGCGTGCCCATCAGCGCATCGTTCCACAACTCAAGAACTATTTCACCCGAATGCTCAGATCCGATCTTGAGTCCTCTCGCGATCAGAACCTGAATCACCAACTCGCGAGCCTCGGCTTCGCTTGCGGCCAAGACGAGACCGACTGCGAACTGGCGCGTCTCGTCCAGTGTCGGGTAATCCGTAACGAGATAGATGTTCATTGCTACCCCGATATTAGAACGCATTTGCCGTGTGGTTGGTCTCTTGATTTCCATAGGTAAAGTACGATCTCGTTGGGAGTGATGAGCCTGCTGCCGTATCCCCTGCGGGCTATCTCAGCAATGACCTGGCTTTTGGCCAGTGTCTCCGAGAGGGCAGTAACTACTCCAAAAGTAAAGAGGGGGTTGGTAATGCCTGGAACTGGAAAACTCTGAACTAGCCAGGTCTGCATGTTAAGGACCCGTTTCTGGTGTAGCAGATTCGATCTTGCGAATCCACTGCACGCTGTTCACCTTGGTGATGACCAAAGCGTGGGCGCCAGTTATCTGCGCAACTCTCACCCGCAAACGATCATCTTGGGACAAGAAGGTTGGATACACCAAATGCAGCGTTTGTGGCTCAAGAGAAGTAGTGAACTCGTGGATGTAAGCCTTGAAGCCGATATCGGCAAAACCCGCCCCCGCATCCGCCTGCCAGATAGCCGACACACCCTGGATAGCCGCACTGACCGACCCGGAGGTGTTGTCGATCTCGATCGAGAATCCTAATTCGTAGTAGCCGTCCTCTTCTACGTCGAACGATGCTGCCGAGATGACGGTGAAAGCCGCTCCTAAGTTGAAGTCCGTGCTGTCCCAAGCAACGGTGACGGTTCCACTGATCGACTGCGTGCCGCTGGTGCCTCCTTTACGGCGCATCAGGTCCACTTCGTCGAACGAACGCCACTCGGTGTTAAAATCGGTGGCATTGATCTTGGCGAGGTACTGGTCGGCCGTGCCGCCGGCCGGTACGCCTTCTCCGTCCGCTCCGTCAGCTCCTGCCGGTCCCTTGATGTTAGCAACGAGAGTCCACGTCCCGCCGATCTTCTGGTACACGTCGCCGTTGGCGTCGTCGAGATAGAAGTCCCCGTCGATGCCCAGTCCTGCACCCGGCGGGCCGGTGCCTTCGTACCAAACGCTGCCGGGCGCTCCGTCGGCGCCGTCGTTGCCGTCCATCCCAGGATCGCCCTGCGGCCCCTTG